GGTGATCGACGAACTGAAGAAGTTCTAAGGACTCTCCGAAAAACTGCGGCGCGATTGAGCGGCGCAGTAAGATAGACCCCATGAAGTTCTATCAAAAACCTAGCTGTTCGACATGCCGCAAGGCCAAGAAATGGCTAGGCGAAAACGGCGTGAAGGTTACCGAGACGTTTCCGGTTCAGACCTACAACGCGGCGATCGCCTGGTCAGCTTGCCACGGCTACTCCGCTGAAAGACTTCAACGCGGTGAAGTTGATGTTCAGGGGAACGGGCGCTTCGGCGAAAGGCTCGAAGGCGTACCTGAATCAGACTACGTGCAACCTGCTGCTGGAGAACATCAACGGGAACGACATTCGCGGATTTCGAAACGCGAACTTCGTTGACGTGCCTTATTCGCTTGAGGACATCAACAAGATTCTGTCGGCGCGCGGGCTGCCTACGCTTGAGGTCTACGACGAGGGCTTCATAGACGACGACGGCAACCTCCAGACCTTCCTTCCGGACAATGTACTTGTAGTGATCGGAAAGAGACCGAGCGGTCAGCGCATTGGAGAGTTCGCTATGACTCCGACTCTGCACCGTCAATTGAACGGGCAGGCGGCTCCGGGGTTTTTCAGCTTTATAGAAGTCAACGGGGGAGCTAACACGGGATCGGTGAGCATGGCTGCGTTGGGAGCGGGCAAGAATCCGAAGATCGAGATCACGGGCGGAGTTTACGGGGGAACGATCCTGTTCTATCCGCGGTCGATTGTAGTGATGAAGGTGGATTAGGGAACAGGGGAGAGGCTACAGGGGACAGGTTTGGAGAGGACAGTGATGGCGAAGAAAGAGGAGCAGAAAGAGCAGGCGAATTCGGGAGGCCCAAAAGGGCCTGATAGTGGTTCCCCTCCTGATGTAGGCGGGGAATCAAGACGGGTCGAGGTGGTCGGCGATGGCTGCCTCGGCCCGAAACTCCTGAAGCGCGGCAATGTCACCGACGACCCCGACATCGTGGCTCTGCTTGATCACCCGACGAAGAGTCATCTGGTCCGTCTTGTAGAAGAGGCTGCCGCCAAACCAATGACCAGTGACAAGTAACCAGTGACCTACATTTCGCAACAAGATCTGGAAGACGAGCTGGGAGCCGACAAACTCATCCAGCTTACGGACACAACGGGCGCCGGTGTTCTGGATACGGCGCGAGTACAGAAAGCTCTCTCTTATGCCGTTGGAACATTCGAGTCGTACGCGCGGGCCAGGTACTCGCTGCCGGTTCCGGCTACCGAGAAGGTCAAGGCTACTTGTCTGGATCTGGCTGTGTTCCACCTTTACAAGTCGCGTTCCACCAGCGACGAAGGCGTCTACAAGGTTCGCAAAGATGCGCACGACCAGGCCGAGCGATTTCTGAAAGACCTGGCGTCGGGTAAGGCCGGGCTGGACGTGCCCACGATCGAAGAAACAGCTACGAGTCCGGGAACACCGGACGCGGTGCTGCGCGGTTCGTCGGAATCAACAGTCGTGTTCAGCGACGACAAGCTGGCGGGCTACTGAAGAAAGTTCAACGCAAAGACGCGAGGACGCAAAGGCGCAAATGAGCGAAGAGATCCAGGGAATCGAGAATCTGATGAGAAGGCTGGGCGAGATGGCTATCGATATTCGCCACGTCGAAAAGCCTCTGCGCGCGGCCGGCGCTTATGTCGTCGGGTCCGTGCAAAAGAACTTTCAACAACAGGGCAGGCCTGAGCGATGGACGCCGCTCGCTCCGGTGACGCTAGCACGGCGGAGAAAGGGAAGAGGCAAGGGAGGTCCGCAGATCCTGATCGACACCGCTCGTCTGAAGAACTCGATTGGGTACAAGCTGGTCACGGGTCCGGCGGTCACCGTTGGCACGAATACGAAGTATGCCGCAAGGCAGCATTTTGGTTATCCAGGTGTCTTTTCTGGAGGACGCTCGAAGAGCAAGGGAAAGATTGCTGGTTGGCAGCGTGGCCGAACTCATACGCCGGCGCGGCCGTTCCTGATGATTCAACGCGAAGATTTGCGACCCATTGAAGAGATCTTCATGAGGCACATGACGAGGGGATAGGAGATAAGGGGATAGGGAACAGGTGACAGAGAGCGATGCACGGGTTTGATTTTTTTGCGGGTGGAATAGAAGACGGCATCATTGCCGCGCTTCAACCGATGCACGTCAAGAATGGCGGATACGTGAAGTCGATCCTTCCATACGGCGGGCAGCTCGATGGCGAGCGATTGAGATCCGCGCTCGGAGAGCTGACTCCGCTGATGCCCCTCATCCTGGTTAGCTATGGTGATGGTAAGGATGTCGAATTCCCGCCTCTGCCGAAACTGCCGGGCCGGCCGCTGAGCTTCAAACACGAGTGCTCTTATTCGGCCATCTGTTGTTCGGATGACGCGCGTGGCGAGAAAGCTCGTCGCCGAGACTCGATTGGCGGTGTGTACAAGATGATCACGGATGTCCGCGATCTGATAAGCGGAATGCAGTTCAGGATCAACACCGGCGACGAGACGATGCTGTTGAACCCCGATCCAATGAAACCGGTGGAGGTTCAGTTCATCGCGCGGCTGCCGGAGCTGACCGCCTACGCACAACACTTCGATACCTACTTTCACTACACGAGTCCCGATCGCAGAGAAGCGGGCGCTTCGGTGCGCGAGCTGATCATTGCTGTCGACAATCTCTATCCGAAGGACGAAACAGACCAACGCCCAGGCGTGTTGCTTCAATGAGAGGTGATTTATGCGAGTTGTAAACAACCACTCCCGACCACTGTCACTTGAGGACGGAACAATACTGGCAGCGGCGGGCACAAACGGTTCAATGCGCGAAGTAACGCTGAGCGATCGCGATAGAGCGCGGCTGGTGGATCGAGGCTACGTTTCGATCGTGGAGGACGATGTGGGAGCAGTCAGCGGTCAGCAATCAGCAGTCAGCCAGAATGGTGGGAGCGATGCGGCGGGCGCGGTGGGCGGCAAAGACACCGCGAAGCCGGATGGCGGAGGAAGCGCGGCGGCCAAGACTAAAAAGGGAGGCGATAGCTAATGGCGTCAGTCATTGAATCAACGCTCCCAGGCGTGACAGTGCTGGTCAACACCGCTCAGGTGGCGCGGCCGATACCGAGACAACCGAGCAGCACGTTCTTTGCTGTCGGGTACTCGCCCTGGGGACCGGTGAACATACCGCGGGTCATTACCAGCTTCGCGGACTACGCTCGGCAGTTCGGCGGCTTCGATGTGAACTCGTCGCTTGATGACGCGATGTACATGTTCTTCAACGTGTTTCCCGGCAAGACCGCACAGGTCGTTCGCGTCGTCGGCCCGGCCGCAACGAAAGCGACGGTCACGATAAAAGACCGGGGAGTCGGAGCCGGACAGAAGGACACGCTGAAGCTGGAGGCGAAGTATCCGTCGAGCCGGGTTGATCTGCTCTACGCGATCACGGCCGGTTCAAAACCCGATACTTTCAAGCTGACGATCCGCAGCGTCTTTCTGAATCGTAAGGAGCCCTACGACAACCTGAAGATGGACGCGGCATCGATCGAGCTGATCAATCAGAAGTCGAAGCTGATCGCGGCGACGAAGCTGAACAGCACGAACGCGGCTCCGGTTAATCTGCCGATGCTGACGGCCGAGACTGCGATGGCCGGAGGCAACGATGACTTCGCGGGGCTGACTGCCGCCAGTTACATCGGGACCGACGATGGCACTACAAAGACCGGCCTTCAGGCGTTCAATGACGAGCAGTTCGGCGACGGCCAGATCGCAATTCCCGGAATAACGGGGCCGCTGATTGAAGCGGCATTGATTGCGCACGCGGAGAGGTATCACCGGTTCGCGATCATCGATCCTCCGCTGGGAAGCGATAAACAGGACGTGGCTGACATAAGGGAAAACTACGGGATCTGGTACGCAGGTTTGTACTGGCCGTGGGTTCACTATCTCGACTTCGAGGGCAGCGGACTTATCCGGTTCTATCCTCCATCAGGTTTCATTGCCGGCGCGTGCGCAAAGGTCGATCGAGAGATCGGCACGCACAAGGCTCCGGCGAACATCGTCATTCCCGGAGCGCTGGGAGTGGAACCGGCATTCGACGGCCGTTCTCAGACGGACGAGAACACGCGCGAGTTTTTGAATGGCAAAGACGTCAACGTGATAACGCCATTGCCTGAGCAGGGCGTGAAGATCTACGGCGCCAGGGTAATGACCGGCGATCGGCGGGTGCAGATGG